CGCAATGTTACGAGTGCGGCGAAGATCTCCTGTCGGAGGAACCCAATGTCTGGGATGGCGACCACACGGCCTTTTGCACCCAAGACTGCATGGACACGTACCGCGAAGAGCGGGCGCGGAATGGCTCCGGAATCGCCTTTGCGCGCGCGGTCGTGCTTGGTAAATGGCCCAACGCGAAGATCCGGTATTCCTCGATAGCGCGCTTGGGCCACTGCAAGGATACCCACCCGCAGAACAAGTTCGTGGCGACGGTGACATTTTCGGTGCCTGGAATGGCGGACAGTGCCGAGTATTGCCTCTTTTGCAATTTCGCGTACGCCACCTTGGCCGACTCGGCCTTTTTGACAGCGGTGCATCAGCCATGAGCAAGAACTGCAGAGCGTGCGCGTTTTCTGTCGTGGACCCTGCGAGTGCCTACGGCACGGATGCTGTGTGCGTGCATCCATCCGCGGTACCGTGGAACCAACGTGCAAGAGAGGCCTCGGCCGAAGGCGGCCACTGCGGGCCCGCGCGGCCGAAGTTCAAGCAACACCCCTGGCGCAAGGAGAACGGGGACTTGCGGCCATGAGCTTCCACGAAACGTGCCTTTGCGGCCATGACAAATCGAGCCACTACCTGGAACCAATGACGTCCGAAGGCTATTTGGTGCGCGGGGCGTGCTTGTCGCTGTGGTGCAAGTGCCTCAGCTACGAGAAGCGCGAGCCGAAGCGAGCCAACGCGGAATCCCTGTTGGGGTTCGCCGATGAGTAAACCCGAGGACTTCGCCGCACTCGCAAAGCTGGCGCTCCGGTTGGCCATGGAGCGCTTCGAATACTCGTTTGACTGCGAGTTTTGCGAGATTCCGCCCGCGGCTGGCGAGGCTCACGCGTGGCCTTGCCCGTTCTTTGGCTACGACCTCACCGACGACTGGGAACGCCTGAAGGCGTGGGCGGCGACGTGACTGTCACGCAGAAACCGCGCTTTGTCCCCCTCCGCCCGTGCCCCTTCTGCGGCGTGCCGCCCCGAACGTACCGGCGGAGCGACGAGTCGTTGTGGAGCCGCAATTTTGTCGAGTGGCTGACGATCAAGTGCGACGTCTGCGATGTGCAGATGGCGTCCGAAGATCAAGACGGGGTCATTGACCAATGGAACACACGAAAGAAGCCGAAGAGTGGATAAGCTGAATATCAAGGCACTGTTGGCTACGGCAGCGGAGCGGCAAGCCAAACGGGAGACCGCCGCCCGAGTCACATACGAGGCCTATTGGGGCGATCCGCTCAACAAGGACCGTCATTTGACGACGCGGCTTTGCCGCAAATGCCAATACGCCGGACTTGCGCAGTGCCACGGCTCTCTTTGCCTGAATTGCTGCATCGACACCCCGAGCCAGCCCGGGAGGCTGTGTTTGTCATGTTCGAAGGTGTTTGACGCGTGTCGGGTGTGCCTGGAGCCGATGAAGTGACGGTGCGCGGCCGACTGGTGTCGGAGCGCTCGCCGCTCGACTTCTACGAGACCCCGGCGTGGGCCGTGCGCGCTCTCCTGCCCATGATCCGGAACCTGATGGGCGCGACGGTGATCGATCCGGGGTGCGGGACAGGGAGCCTCGGCGCCGCCTTGGGGCCTTCGGGCCCGCGGGAGGTCATTGGCATTGAGCTGGACCGGCGGCGCGCGTCAGCCGCCCTGCAAACGCGGGCCTACGCGAAGATCCTGGTGGGCGACTTTCGCATCGATGCCCTCCCCTCCCCACTTGGCGAGAACCTCCTCATCGTGATGAACCCCCCTTTCGCGCAACAGGTGCACTTCGTGGACCGAGCTTTGCGGCTCGCCCCCCAGGTGGCCGTGCTGTCGCGCCTGGAGTGGCTTGCAGGGGCCCGCGTGAAGGAGCCGGCCCGGTACGAGCTTCTCAGGACTCGCCCCCCCGCCGTGGGCGTCCTCGCGCGCCGTCCGGGCTTCATGCAGGACGATCGCGGGACCCTCCAGACGGACGCCTGCGAGTACGCCTGGCTTGTCTGGGGGGGCACCCGAGCCCATGGCACTTGGGCCTTGCTGGATTGTGAGACGGTCCAGCAAACAAAAGAGTGGGTTTGGCATCGCGCAGATGTAAAAAGCGAAGGTGCAAACGGCAAAGCGTCAGCTTCGCCCGCGAAAGGTCTGCATCAATGCCGCGAAAGGTGAAAAAGCCTAATTTGGCGAAGATACGCCGCATCCGTGGTGGAAAACCAAGAGTGACATGCCCGGACTGCGCCAGGGAATACGCGGTGACGAGGAGCGCGGAGAGCGAGGCGTGGATCATGCGCCAGCACTCGACACAGCGGGAGAAAGAGGACGTGTCGCCGCCGGCGCCATGCTCTGGTTCGGGCCGCGCCATCGAACTCCGGTAAAAAAGGGGCTTCTGGAGATGACGGCAGAGATTCACAAGCGCATGTGGGGGAGTGCTGGACCTCCGCCGGACCCGTTGAGGCCGTTTCGAGCCGCCGACGGGATGAAGTTTCAGACGTACCGCGAATGTATGGTCACGGAACTCGCTCGCACGATGGCAGCGGGCGTGAATCGCCACAAAACACGTGGAATTTTTCGCATCCGGGCAGGCGCCTACGGTTCGAGCGGGGCGGACGGGGTGGCGCGCGGAGCGATCCAAGTCGACCGGGACGACGGCGAGCCCGAGTGCACGCTGACCGTGAATTTGGCGCAAGTGGAGCTGAATTTCGGCGAATTCTGCGTGAAAATGGAGACGATCAAGCATTCGCCGGCCCCAGTGGCCGCGATGCGCTTCGGTTTGTTCGTCGACACGGGCCGGTCGGTGAGTTTGGAGACCGCTTCGGGCGGCCAACACCCGCCTGGCGCGCCCGCTTGGGAGACTTACGCGCAGATTTGGCGCTTCGCCCAGTGTCCCCACAACGACGAAACCTTGAAGTTTGTCGTCGAGTGCGACAAATGCAGCGAGCCATTTCGGTGACAGGCCGCGCCAACAAGGTGCCGGCGCCATCGGCGACTGCGCTCAGGGGGGGACCAAAGCTCAAGCCGCCGATGGCGCCGACTGACCATGGATCTGCCATCGTCGAACAGAGAGGTCAAGGGTGTATTTCGGATGCGAACGAGCACGCGGCGAAGATCGTCGGAGGCCATGAGCTGGTGGCGAGTGAAGGGCGAGCTGCCCATTACCGTTTACACGGACGTTCTGGCGTCCACGGCGGATGAAGCCCACCGCATTGCCTTTGAGGAGGGGCGGCCGGTCCAGACTCTCTGCTACCAATGCGACGCCGGGTCCCCGACGCAGGAATGGACGGTCTTCGGGGGGCTGGATGGCGAGCCCATGGCGATGGAGTGCTCGCCGCCGACGGAGCTGGAGAGCGAAGAGCCATGATCTTCTTGGCGAGGCTCAAGATACCGCCGTCGCGTGGCAGTTCGCTTGCGCCCGAGACGCGAATCGCCGCCTTTCGAGCCGCGGACGCGAGCCATGCGCGAGAGCTTGCCCTGCGCAAGATGGGAGACGACGGGGAACTGCCCGCGGACACACCGATATTGCTCGTGGAGCTGAACGATGACGGACCGCATGGGAAGCTCTGGTCCCTGGAGTACCGTGCTGATCTCCCACGAAAACGCAAAATATAGGCTCGCGGCGGGAGCCACCGGTCACTACACGCGAAACCGCCCCTCGCCGACGCCGGAGCCTTGCCTCGTTGCGGGGTGCTCGGCGTTCACGCGCACCGGGGTGTGCGGGGAATGCTCGGCGCGCGTTTCGGACGAGTGGCGAGACATGCCGGCCCTCGAAGAGCTAGAGCTGCGCTTGTGGCAAGAATGGGCAACACTGAATCACTCCTCCACGTGCCTTGCGGTGGGGTGCCACGACTGCGCAATACGAGACTGCATTCTCGGCGATCTGCGGCACCACGAAGCGGACGGGTGCCCGTCGTGTTCGATGACCGTGATGGTTCCGGAGGAATGGTGAAACCACTGCGTTTGGGCCTTTTGGCGGGGAAAAAGTGGGCAGGCGAGCTGATCGTGCGGGGCCAATGCCCGTACGGGAGTGGCGGGTTCGTGGTGGACTTTGACGCCATTGACGAGCGCTCGACCTACGAGCGGCATGTGATGGATAGGGCAATATTGTCGGCTCTTCAGATCGAAGAGTGGACGGGTCACAAGATGATAAAGGTAAAATGAGCGGACTAAATCGTGTGTTTTTGTTGGGCAACGTGGCCAGTGATCCGGAGCTAAAGCACTTCGAAGGGTCGTCGAAACTCACGTTTCGGATTGGCGTGACCGAGCGCTACCAAAGTCGCGAGGGGGACAACAAATCATCCACCACGTATCTCACCTGCGACTGGTTTTCGAAATCCGCCGAGAAGATGACGGAGTGGCTCCGAAAGGGGCGGCTTGTCTTCGTGGAGGGCTCGATCCAGGTGCGCGCCTACGAAAAAGATGGGAAGAAACAGATATTTACGTCGATTCGGGTGGCAACTTGCCAGTTGTGCGGAGGGGAAGCGGGCGAAGGAAGGTCCGAAGGCGGACGGGCAAGCCACAACCAGTCCGAGCGTCCATATGCCGCCGACAGAGCGTTACCGCCGCAAGCGCCCCGAGACGATAGCGAACTGGACGAGATTCCATTCTGATGGCGGGCAAAAAGTGGGACAGCGGGAAGCCCCGCTTTGGGCTGATCTCGCCCATGGCCGAGCGGGAGCGCGCGGGCGTCCTCACCTACGGCGCGGTGGTCTACGGAGACCACAATTGGCGTGAGTTGGACGACTTGAGGGCGCGCTACCTCGACGCGTTGGGGCGCCACGTGTCGGCGATCCGCCTTGGGGCCCGGTTCGACCTTCAGTCCTCGATGCACCACCTCGCCCACGCGGGCACGTGTTGCGATTTTCTTTTGGAACACGACTTGGAGCGCAATGGGGAAGCCAACTTCATGGAGCGATTGAACGCGGGGCTGGCGGCGGCGAGAGAGTTGCGGCGGAAGTTGGACGGCGATGGTCATCAAGGTTGAGAACTTGCCGATATCGCCCGCGACGCTCGCGCAACTCGTGTCGGAACACCGCCACCTGTCGCAGCAGCGAGACATGCTCCAAAGGCGCCTCAACGAGGTGACTCTTGAGCGGCGCTCTCCCGCCACATTGGCGGAGCAGGTGCGCTCCTTTCGCAAGCTGTTCAACCTTCCGGTGGGGGCCGGATCCCCGCAGGTGCCCCAGGCCCCCGGGCGAGCGCGCGCCCACGTCCGGCTGATCCTGGAGGAGGTAGAAGAGCTGTTCGAAGCCTGCTTTACCACCGACTTTGAGGTCCTTTTCTCGGTCGTCCGCGCGGCATTGGAGGACGCGGAGGAACGACCGGACCTCGTGGCCATCGCAGACGCTCTCGCCGACATCGACTACCTCGCCGAGGGGTTTCGACAGGAATTGGGAGTCGACGGCGCGCCGATCGCTCAAGAAGTGCACCGCTCAAACATGGCAAAGCGTGGCGCTGTCGTGAGTGCGATAACCGGTAAGCTGAGCAAGCCGGAGGGGTGGTCACCTCCAAACATTGCGGAAGAGCTGCAAAAGCAGGGGTGGCGACCCACAAACGGTGTGCTGCCAGTAGGCAGCAATGGGTCAGGCGAACATCAAACAACCTGTTGACCGTGAGCGGTTCGTGAGTAGTGTAACGGAACAATGTTCGTAGTGACCGCCAGCAATGGTTCTTGCGCCCAGTGCACGAAGCACGCGCCCATGCTCCGGGTCTCCGAAGACGGCGACGTGGCTCGCGTGTGCTTGGATTGTGCCGAAAAAGAAGTGCGGCAGTTGGCGCAACCTGCGCCGCGCCGCGCCAACGTCACGCCACGCCCGACATATTCCCATTTGAACTGATGCGGCAGTCGGCGCAACGGCGCGTGGCGCGAGCCATGTCGTCTTCGATGTTGGGGTGGCGTATGGTCGAAACGCGCGCCGCCGGGAGCGCCTGGCGTCGCGCGGACGGCTTGCTGGTGATTCAGTCTTCGTCCGTCGAGCAAGACGGCAAACTTTGGCACCACGTGTCACTGTCACGACCGCAGCAGCTTCCGAGTTACCAAGACATGTGCGACGTAAAACGCACTTTCATCGGTCTGGAAGAGACGGCGTTGCAAGTGTTCGCGCCGGAATCGAAGCACGTAAATACGCACCCGTATTGCCTGCACCTATGGTCTTGCAAGGAAGGCCCCGTGACTCCCGACTTTACGCAGGGCAGTGGAGGCTTGTAGGCGTGACGTGGAAGCTGCTCAAGCCGTCCGCCAAAGAGTATCAATTGGCGATGCGCCGTTCCGTCGGGCAATGCGTGACCTGCGGAGTGGGCGCGACTGAGGTGGTGTTGCGCGGCATGTCGTCGGCGGCGTTCTGTCGCAAATGCCGCGTGGTGAGCGTGGGTTGGTCGGCAAGCGAGCGATCGTCGGGTGCGGCGAAGCGCCAACAAGCGATGTTCGAGGAAGAGCGGCGGAAGTGAATTGGGATGACGAGGGCCCCCCGCGCGCGCAGCGGGGCAAGCCGCGCCGGTACGGGCCGAGCCTCAACGACGTGCCACAGGCGATGCCGCGGCCCCCTGTCGGCCTCACGGAGGAGCAGGCGCGCGCCAATGTCGCGGCGTTTGACGCTTCACCCGCAGGGGACGTGTTGGCGACGCTCGACGCGCAACTGGAGAGCGGGCGCAAGAATCACCACGGGACGCTCAACGAGCGCTCCAAGCTGACGGCGGAGCGTGTTCGACGGGTGATGAACTCGATCCGCGAACTCGCGCCGCCGGAGCTGGCGCTGCGTGGGGCCGGGATCACGAAGGAGCTGTTCGCCAAGTACACGCGCCTCGCGGACGACGATGAAGCGCATCCGATCTACCGGATTTTCATCGAGGATTTCGGAAGCGTGACCGAGGAGGTCTGTCGCAAGATCATCCACAATGCGAACGACGTTGCGGCGGTCTCAAACGACGTCCGTTGGCACATGTATTTGCTGGAACGCTTCGACCCCGCGTTTCGAACAAAAGTGACGGTCGAAGTGGAACATCAGGTGACAGTGCAACTACAAGCGCTGATAGTAGCTCTCGAAGGCGAATTGCCGCCGGAGATGTTCGAGCGCGTTCTTGAAGTCGCAGCTTCTATCAAACCTGGCGAAACAGCATCTAGCCTCGCGGCCCAAGGCCGCCGCCGGTAAATTCGAGGCGTACCGCGACAACCCGGTGGGGTTTGCGCGCGAGGTATTGGGGACCGAACTTTGGTCGCGGCAGGAAGAGATCCTGAACGCGATGCTCGCCGAGTGGCGTGTCGCCGTTCGGTCCGGCCATAAAATCGGAAAATCGCGCGTAGCGGTGTGCGCGGCACTTTGGTTTGCGGCGGTGCACCCGCGAGCGCGAGTGATCATGACGGCGCCGACGCATCGGCAGATCCGCTCGATCCTTTGGCGCGAACTGAAGTTCCTCTACCACACGTCGGCAATCCCGCTCGGCGGGCAGCTCGCGGAGCTTCCGGAGATTGGCCTTCAATGGCCGGATGGTCGCGAAATTGTTGGCTTTTACACGAACGAGCCGGAGAAGATGGCCGGCATTTCCGGCCCCTACGTGCTGTTCATCGTGGACGAGGCGAGCGGTATCCCGGTCGAGATTTACGAGGCGATCGAAGGCAACCGCGCCGGCGGCGCTCGCCTGATCCTGTTCAGCAACCCGACGCAGACCAGCGGGTATTTCTACGACGCGTTCCACGAAAAGCGCGAATTCTGGAAATGCATCCACGTGTCCTCCGAAGAGGCGGCGGCCGATGGTCCGCCGGACGTCGGGCTTGCGACAAAAGAATTCATCGAAGAGAAGCGGCAAGAGTGGGGCGAAGACAGTCCCCTCTACCACGTGCGAATCAAGGGCAACTTCCCCGCCCAGGCCGAGAACGCCGTCATCGGACTTGAGACGGTCGAAGAAGCGATCGGTAGATATCTGGACGTTGACGATCCGTCAGCCCCGCTGTCTGTCGGAGTCGACGTGGCGCGGTTTGGCGACGATGACTCCTGCATCAGTGCTCGGCGAGGGCGCAAGGTATTCCCGCTGATTTGCGTGCACGGGCAAGACACCGTGCAGATCGCCGGGCTGGCGATGAGCGTCGTCAAAAAACTGCGGCATGGGCCCCACGAGCGCGCCCTGGTCAGTGTGGACGTCGTGGGCGTCGGCGGCGGCGTCGCCGACGTCTTGAGGCAGAATCATAAGGACGGGGAGATCGTTCTCTACGAAGTGAACGTGTCAGAAGTGGCGAAGAGCGCGGACGAATATCCAAACCTCCGGAGTGAGCTTTGGTTCAAGGCGGATGCCTTTCTCAAGGCCGGCGGAACGATTCCAGACGATGCGAAACTCGTGGGGGAACTGATTGCGCCGACGTACACGTTCGACCGCAAGGGGCGGCGCCAGGTGGAATCAAAGGATGATCTGAAGGCGCGGCTCGGCCGCTCTCCGGACCGCGCGGACGCGTTCTGTCTCTCGCTGTTTGGCGACGGGGCGGAGCGGTTTAGTTCTAGCGGCGTTAGCGGGCGGAATGATACCAATCATGGCAGCTCTGCGGTGGATGAGGACGACCCCGACATGGACGTAACCAATGCCTACTCCTGAGGAAGCGGCGCGTCCGGCGGCGTATTCGGGAATCTCCACGTTCGAGCCCCCCCCGGAAGTTTCACGGCCCGAGTGGACGCCGAACCGGGTTCAAAAAGCATTTCAGGACTGCGCGCAAGGCCAACTGAAGTCCGTGGCGGACTTGTGCGATGCGGTGCAAACCGACGGGCGTATTCGCGGCGTGCTGCAAACACGCACGAATGCTTTGATCGGTACTCCGTTATCTTTCGACGCGGTTGCGCCCCGGCGGCAGAAGCGCAACCCGTCGGCGTACACCAAAAACGCTGTCACGCAGGCCCTCGAAGAGGGTGGCGAGTGGTGGACGATCGTTCCGGAACCGACGTTCGTTCAGATCATGCTGTGGGGTTTGCTGCTCAACTTTGCAGTCGCAGAGATCGTGTGGCGCTACGACACGCCCACGGATCTTTGGATTCCAACGTTGCACGTGAAACACCCGCGGCATATCCGATATGATATCTCGTTACGTAAGTTCTTCCTGATGATTGGAAGCCCGACGAGTGGCGGGATGACAACGGAGGAGATCGAGATCGTTCCTGGCGACGGCCGATGGTTTGTGTATTCGCCATTCGGCGGCGCGTACCCGTGGATGAACGGATTGATCTGGCCGCTCGCGTACATTTGGCTCGCGAAGCAATATGCTGAGTACGACTGGGGACGTCGCAATGAAGCACGCGGCCGTGCGGCACTGATCGGAACGACCCCGCAAGGGGCGCTAGATTCAGACCGCGCGCAATTCGCGAAGGATATCGCGGCCCTGCGGACCCGATTGGGCATGGCGATCCCCCACGGGTACACCGTGCAAGCCGTCGAGTTCGGGCAGGCAGATCACGAGACCTTCGCGCTCAAGGTGGCGAACGCGGACGCCGCGGTGGCGATCCTCCTTCTTGGCCAAAACCTCACGACCGAGGTGAAGTCTGGGGGGTCGTACGCCGCCGGGAAGTCGGCGGAGCGCGTTCGACAGGACTTTTTGGAGTGGGATGCCGAAGTGGCGTCGACCGGGTTTCGGAGCGGAGTTCTCGTCCATTACGCGAGGATTCGCTTCGACGACGAAGCCTTGGCCCCATACCCAAGCTGGAATACGACGCCGCCTGAAGTTGTGGGTGCATGGGCGAACGTTGTGGCTCGGGCAGCGGAAGCTCTCGACAAATTGATTGGGCGCGGGTTGGATGTGGACGTGGCGGAATTCTGCAAACGCGCCGGGATTCCACTGAAATCGGCTACAGTGAGTCCGCCGAAGAAAGTCAAAGATGCGAGACAATGACAGTTTGAGCGGTCCGCTGGATTGCGCAGACCAAGCCGCGGCGGTCGCGGCGGGCACGCGCTCATGGCGCGCTGTTCGCGCATCGGGAGCGGGAATATTGGTCGTTGGTGTTGGCGACGGCGCCCTGGCGACTCTTCGGTTTGTTGCCGGCGAGACTCAACGCGTGAACTTCGCCAGCGTCTCCAGCGGGAGCGGCGTCTTCCCGGTGACGTTGTTCACATGACCATTCGAGACGGCGCCCGGCCCGGGCTGGATGATCTCGTCACGCTGAAAGCGAACCCGATGCCCGAATGGGTGCAGCCGAGGACGGCGACGTACCGGCTTGACGGTGGCTCGTACCCATTGGAAGCAGTGATGGCGATCGATCCGATGTCGTTCGACCAAGTGTTCTCGACACTCGCGGGCCACGAAGGCGGCTTACAGTCGCGACTGTCGGCGGAGCGGGATAGCGAGTCGAAGCCATATCGCATGGTGCGGTCGACGGCGCAGATCGACATCATGGGCCCGCTGGCGCGCCGCGGCTATGAGGGCTGGTTCTGGTCGATCGACGGCTACGACTTCATCGAATCGCGGTTTGCGGCAGCACTGGCGGACCCGACCGTGGAATCGGTCGTGCTGCACATTGATTCACCTGGCGGTGCGGCGAGCGGCGTTTTCGAAACGGCGGCGCGCATGCGGGCGATGGCGAAGGCAAGCGGCAAGAAAGTCGTTGCCTACGCGGACGACATGGCGGCTTCCGCGGCCTATGCGCTCGCGACTGCGGCGGATGAAATCTATCTGCCGGAATCTGGGATCGTCGGATCGATCGGCGTGCTCGGCGTGCTCGCCGAGCAGTCGGTGATGCTTCAAAAGCTCGGAATCAACGTGCGGGTTGTCACGACCGGGCAGCAGAAGGCCGACGGTCACCCGGCGGTGGCTCTGACCGAAGACGTGGTCAAACGATACCAGGCCCGAGTGGACCACTTGGGCGATCTGTTTTTTGCGCTCGTCGCCGAGGCCCGAAACATGACGCCGCGGGACGTGAAACGACTTGAGGCGGGAGTCTTTCAAGGAGCGGCGGCCAAGGCTGCCGGCCTTGCGGACGGGGTCATGAGTTTTGCAGAAGTTTTGGATACGATGACAAGTGCAAGCAACGCCGGACAAACGTCCGGCAAGGAGAGAGTGGAGATGACTATCGACGCGACCGCCGCCACAAGCGGCTCCGCCAAACTCATGGCGATCGCCCTTGCTTGCGGCCTAGCGGCGTCCGCAACCGAGAGCGAAATCATTGACCAAGCAACCTCACTTCGGGGACTTCGGGAGTCCCTGTTCGCGGCGACCGGGAAGGGCACCGGGGCGGAAGCTCTCGGCGTCGTCCAAGCCGGCATGATTGCAACCAAGGCGGTGCCGGGGTTGCAGCAGGAGCTTCAGGACTTGAAAAAGGCTGAGGCGACCCGGCGTGTCGACGCGTGCGTGGTGCAAGCGAAGCACGACGGGAAGATCACCAACGCGGCCACCGAGCGCGAGCTGCGCGCCCTCGGCGCGACGCATCCCGAGCAACTGGAGGCCTTGGTCGCGGCATTGCCGGTCCTGGTCACGACGGCGGCGACGGCGACGCGTGAAGTGGCGCCGAGCGATGACGCTGTGTGGACCGAAGCGGACGCGCAGGTCGCCAAGCAGCTCGGGCTCACCCGTCAACAAATGTTGGAATCTAAGAAATTGCTGGCCGAAGAACAGGCCGCAGCGAAGGGAGGCGTCTGATGGCAGCTCTGGCAGCGCGGAGACCGACGGTTGCGGTAGGCCCCCCCGGGCGCTTGCACAACCAGGGCATCAAAGCGGCGACGCAAGTATGGGCTGGCGGCATTGCCGTCGTGGACGCCGGCTACATGGCGCCCGCGCGGGCAGCTCTAAGCCTCATCGCTATTGGCGTCTTTCAGGAGAGCGTTCTGAATTCCGGTTCGGCGGGAGCGAAGAGCGTTGAGGTGCTGGAAGGCGCCTACAAGTTCGCGAACTCCACCGCGGGAGATCAGATCGTCCAAGCCGACCTCGGCAAGGATTGCTTCCTGGTCGACGACCAAACCGTCGCCAAGACGGATGGAACGGGTACCCGAAGCCGAGCGGGCAAAGTGCACCGCATTGATTCGGACGGTGTTGTCGTGTTGATCGGCCTTGGGCTCTGAGGAGTAAACGACAATGGAAATTACATCTTCAGCGCAGCTCAAAGCCCTCGAAGTTGGCTTTGCCACCCTCTACATGAGCGGCTTCCGGATGGCTTCGCCCATCGCGAAGCGCTTGGCGACGATCAAGACGTCGACCACGCTCGAAAACTTGATGATGTACGTCGGCACTTTGCCGCGCATGACCGAGTGGGTTGGCGAACGAACCGCGTCCACGTTCAGCGTGTACGAGCACAAGGTCAAGAACAAGGACTGGCAGCAAATGGTGCCCGTCTCGCGCAATGACATCGAAGACGACGTCATTGGCAAGTACGACGAACTGTTCTCGGAAATGGGCCGTCAGTCGGCCCTGCTCTGGGATGACGTCGTGGCCGAGCGCTTGTTGGCGGGCGAGAGCGAGCTGACCTACGACGGGCAGTTCTACTTCGACACGGACCATCCGCAGGATCCGGCCATCGCAAGCTCGCCGGTGCAGTCGAACCTGTTCACGAGCCGCCCGTTGAACGACGACAACTATGCGTACGTGCGCGCGCGCATGATGAGCCTGAAGGGCCCCGACGGGCGCCCGCTCGGCGTTCGTCCAAGCGCGCTGATCGTCTCGCCGGACCTGGAAGTCACGGCAAAGCGCATCGTGCAATCCACCACAACGCCCGTGGTCTACGGCACCAACACGGCCGCGGCGAACGTGGACAACGTGAATCAGGGGACGGCCGAGGTCATCGTCTACCCGGAGTTGACCGGGACGGACTGGTACATGGGAGCGCTCAACGGCGCGATCAAGCCGCTCGTCGTGTGGAACCGCAAGGCTCCGCGCTTCGTCGCCAAAAATCAGGACACGGACGACAGCGTCTTTTTCCGAAAAGTCTTCCACTACGGCGCGGACGCCCGAGGCGTCGGCACCTACGGGCCATGGTTCCTCATGGCGAAAGCAAAGGCGTGATGAGAATCGAAGTCCGCTCCAAGAGCGACACCGGCCACCGCCGGCTTGGCAAGTTCTTTGGCCTTGAGCCGGAGATCGTGGAAGTGACCGAAGCAGAGGCGGCGGTGCTCGAAAGCTGCACCGCTCTGCTCTGTCGCCGCGTCGCGGCGAAGGCGGAACCCGTCGCTGCTGTTGCGGCGAAGGCGGAACCCGTCGCTGCTGTTGCGGCGAAGGCGGAACCCGTCGCTGCTGTTGCGGCGAGCGACAAGAAGTAAACGACGATGGCGGTCGACGTGACAGCTCTGGACTTAGAGCACGCGCTTGGCGCGAGCACGTTTATCGCCATTTTTGCGGACACCGGCACGGACATCGTGAACGTGGATGCGGTCACCCTCATCCTCCGCGCTGCCCGTGCCGACGTGAAGCGGTACACCCTACTTGGCTACGACGGCGAGGTGACTGACGTCGACTCGCCATTGACCGATGAGATTTGGGCGCTGCAACTCGACTTCGCCAAGGCTCGCGCGATGATGCGCGGCGACGCGTACGTGCGCGACATGGGTGAACGGCTGATGACGGATGCCAGGACCACGGGCAAAGCCATCGCCGAGGGGTTGCAGCGCGGCAGCAAGGCGCAACCCAACCCGACCTCCGCCGTGTCGCCCCCGACCGCGGCGCCCGGCGCCTCCGCGGCGATCCCCGTCGACTTTGAAGGTACGTCGTGCGGCACGCCGAGCGATGAGTTTTGGCGGGAGGGCTGCTGAAATGACGAAGTTCAACTTCACGGCGAAGGTGGACATGTCCAACTTCCAGCGGGACATGCAAGCGTTTGCGGAACGCATTGACGCGGGCTTGCCGCGCATTGTCGCCGAAGCGACGCGAAACGGCGTGGCCGCCGCGACCCCCCACATTCCCGTCGACACCGGAAAGCTGGAGTCCAAGGGAACAGCGTTGCCCGTGCGCGCGATGCGAGGGCGCGCGGACGGAGGCATGTCCTGGCCCGTCAAGTACGCCAGCATTGTGGATGGCGGGGCTCGCCCCCACTGGATCCAGCCGAAGGCGGCAACTGGCTTTCACGGGCCCGTGCGTGAGTCGCAGACACGTCGCCGAGCGGGAGCTGTCAGGAAAAAGCTGCACTGGGTTGGCAATGATGGCGAAGACGTCTTTCGGACCAAGGTGCATCACCCCGGTTCGACGGGGGTGAACTTCACACGCCACGCGCTCAACGTGTGCACCGTTCGAATGACCCTCGGCGTTGGCCTGTTGTTCGACGAAGCGCAGCAAATCTTTCGACGACGGTGGGGGAAGGGCGTCTGATGGACCGCTACGGCGATATCGGACTGCCGGTGCCGACCCCCGAAGAGGGGACGGCGCAAGGCGATCCGTTACTGGATACCCTGCTGCTGTTTTTCGAAGGCGTACTGACCCATGACTGCAAAGACGTCTGGAACAGCGTTTCGGGGAACATCGGCAATCAAGCGATTGTGAAACGGACGTTCGCGCACAATCCAGGAGCGCAAGCCTTTCGCGAAGTCACGACTCCGGCGCTCTACTTGTGGCGCGGCACCTACGGCTCGCCCATTTGGAAGGCCTTGGGCTTTCGGATCCGGGCAAGCGAACTGACGTTGCGATGGGTCCCCTTCATGGCGAACAGCCAGGAACGAAAGCGGATCTGGGAACCTGTCTGCGCATCATTTCATGCGGCGCTCGACATCGCGATCGAGCGCGGGCGGACGCCAGGATGGATACTGTCAGGGGATACAGATCCGATGGCCGACACGCTTGGCACTTTCCTTTATGGACGAGCCAAGCTTTGGAAGCTCCAACTGGCCGAGATGAGCCGCCAGACCATGACCATCAACATGGAAGGCGCCGCCGCGAACCGCGTGTTTGAAGCGGTCGACTTCAGACTGATGGTCGAGGAACTCTTGGTCGAGGACCCGGCAAAATATCCCGAGGTCGCCTACGCGCAGACGACATTGCAGTCGCCCGCGGAGCCGCCGACCCTACCGGCGCCACTGACCGTGGGGACCGGTCGTTTTGACTTCGATCCCAACTGAAGGCTGACAAATGAAAACACTGTCCGTGGTCCCCAACCCGCACGCGGCGCACGACGCCGAAGGCACTCCTTGCGCGACCGTCATGGTGGAGGGCGTGGCCGATCAGTATGTGGGCGCGCGGGTCGATGTGGAAGCGACGCGGACCGCAGGGAAAATGCGGTTTGTGATCGGCGACGAACCCGTGCGCGTCCCACTTACGGCGTACTATCTCCGTCGTTTGCAGGATGGCTCGTTGCTGGCGGCGGACGAAGACACATGGCGATGGTCGCGTGCGCAGGGAGAGTTTGAGCTGCCCGAGCAAGTGTTGGCGCGCCTTCGCGCCGGGTTCTGAACCAGGAGGATCACGATGGCGTTCCAGTTCACGGGGCTCGACCCCACCTACAAAGTCCCGAAGTTCATTGGCAAAATCGTCTTCTCGGCAGGGGCCCTCTCCGCGTCCGATTTGCCGTTGTACGTGCTCTATATCGGCCCCAAGACATCGGCGGGCAGCCTGACGGCGGACCAAGACATTGTCGAAGTCTTCGACGAGGAAGAGATCGACTCGAAGGTCGGCGCCCGATCGTTGCTCGGCTGGATGGCCCGTAAGGGGCTTCGCGCCGCTCCCACGAGCCGACACTTCGTCGCGCCGTACGCGAACCCTGGCGGGGCCACGGCGGCGACCGTGACCATGCTCCTGGCGGGCACGCCCACGGGTTCGGGGGAGTGGATCATCCGGATCGCGGGCATTGAGTACCGCGGAGTGATCACCTCGACATCGACGGTGGACGCCATCGGCGCCGACATGGAGACGAAAATCCAAGCGGACGCGAGGTGCCCGTTCACGGCGGTCTACGTCTCCGGCACCGACACGTTGACGCTGACGTGCGCGAACGTTGGCGACGTCGGCAAGGACTGGATCATCCAGGTCGACAAGAGCCGCTTGGCGCCCGGCGTGACCATCACGGTGACGGGCTCTGCGGCCCTCGGCGGTGACCGCGTGCGAGCTGGCGCGGGCGGTACGGGCGTCGGGACCGCGGACGTTACAACGCTCCTGACCAAGCTGCTCAACCAGCGCTACGCGCGCATTGCTTCGTCGACCAACGAAGCCGTGAACGTCGCGTTGCTTGAGACGCACGTGAACACGAAAGCAGACATGCTGACGCTCAAGCTTGAGCAGCTTGTCTACGGCTTCTCGGGCACGCTCCCGTCGTCGCAAACGTTGGCGACGGTGACGATGAACCACCAGCGCGCGCAGCTTCTTTGGATGCGCAACGCGGACATTCATCCCGCGGTGGTTGCGGCCGTCAAAGCGGCGGTGCGCGCGACCACGGAAGGCGCCGATCCGGTCCCGGACTACGACGGTCTCTTGCTGCCCGGCATTCCGCCCCACGCGTGGGCGGACGATGCTCCGCTCGACAGCGAGCAAAACGCGGCACTGAACAGCGGTGTCACGCCGATCACCAGCTACAACGGCGAGGCTCACGTGGTGCGGTCCATCACGAGCTATTCGTTGCTTGGCGGAGTGGGCGGGACGCCGGACTTCCGAACCATCGACATCGGCGATGCGGTCATGACGGACTATGCCATGCTCGATCTGAAACTCCTCTACGAGACGGAGTTTCGGCCGGGCAACAAGTACGTCAGAGCAGATCCACTCCCGGGCGAAGCAGACCCGCCGGTCAACGTGGGGTACCCGCGGCTTTGGAACACGGCCGTCTACGCCAGAATGAAGGCTTGGTTCAACTCGGGATGGATTGAGAACCCGGATGCCAATCCTCCGCAGTCGCAATTCAACAAGCCAGCCAAGGCAATCGAGTCACTGGTGCCGCTCGTGGTGTCGAGAGTCCAGCACCAGATCCGCCAGATCGTTCGGCAAACCGGGCCATGAACCGCACCATTCAAAAGGAAAGACGGTAACTAAACATGGCTATGCCCGACGTACGTGCGTTCGCGATCTATTTCGGAAGCACAAAGGCGTTTACGGTGAATCAGCAATCGCTGTCGATCCCCGCGGGGCGAACGGCAGTGTTTGGGCAAGAGGGCTACCTGGCTCACTCCAAGGGCGCCCTGCAAGTGAAGTTGTCGCTCACGGAGATCACTCCCACGGGAGGCTCGGACTTCATCACTCAGTTGCAAACGAAGCACCTTTTGCAAGAAAACGTCACGATCAAGCTGTTCATCGGCGGCAAAGTCGTCTCGGCGGAGATGGCGATCGTGTCGTTGGAGTTTACGTCCAACACGGAAAGCGGCGTGGCCAGCGGCACGGGGCAGTTCGAGGGCGGCATTCCGGTTATTGTGTGACGAATGGGAACATTTTCTGACGTCGCGCAAGGGGCATTTGCTCGACGAACTATCTCCGTTGTCATCGGATCTGCCGATGTGAGCCTGGACGTGAGGGTGCTAGGCCCTCACGAAGAGGCGGAGCTTTTGCGAAAGGCGCGCGAGTTCGCCAAGGCGCGCGGGCTCACCGATCCGCGCGACGGAGATCCACTCTACGAATACGGACGTTGGCTCCACACGTGCGTGATGGCGTGCGTGGACGCCAAGTCGCCGCGCGAAGAGCCGCGTCCGTTCTTCGATGGGGGTGCGGAACAAATCCTGTCGTCACGCGTGCTGACGCGGGCGCATCTTGCGTACCTCGCCGAGCATCAGGAGATATGGCAGGCCGAGAACGCGCCCTACCGCAACATCGTCAGCGATGACGCGTTGATGGAGCGCATCCGAAAGATCGGGGAGGGGGATATCGACCCTTTTGCCGAATTGGAGCCGTCCATGCGGTGGCTCTTCACGCGTACTTTGGCGAACCTGTATATCGACTTACTCGATCGCAAATCGCACTTTGGTTCTACTTCTCCGGAGAGTACGACGCATATAAACACAGAGCTTCAACCGGAGACGCAGGAACAGGACGAGCCCGATGAAGGGGATGCGTGATGGCGAACTTTGGCGAGGTCGCGAAGGGGCAAAAAGCTCCGTTGGCCACGATGGTTTTGCCGCCGTCCGCCTTCTCGCCAGCCTGGCCTGACGCGCCGACGGAGCCGGTGTGCGTCGGGCTGACGCTGCTTTCGGACGGCGACGCAGAGCGAGCGTTGCCGGCGGCGATGGCGGAAGCGTGGCAGGTGTTCCCGCGCGTCGAAGATCAGCCGTTGCGGTACGCGGCGGCGGAGGACATCCTTTTGCGCTACATCGTGGCGCGCGGGACCACAGACCCAAACGACGTCAGCGAGCCCCCGGAGCTTTGGAGCGAAGCGCCTGAGGACATCGTGAAGCACGCGCTTACGATCGAAGGCGTCCGCGCCATCTTCGACGCGTTGGAGCGCCTGCGGCTCTCGACGAGCCCGGCGATGCTCGAAGCGACCGACGAGCAAATCGCTCTTCTGCCGAACATGACCAAAGGACTCAACGTCATACCAACTTGGCGAGCGGTGAGAGTGCGACGCCTTCTCGCGTTTTGTTTAGGCGAACTGGTCGATGCTGGCTGAAAGACAACCGGGCGTGCACGAGGTGACCGCGTGAGCAACATCCTGCTGAAGGTCGGGCTTGCGGTAGACAAAGACGTCAACGCCATGTTCATGGCGGAGTCGCAGAAGGCCGCGGCGGAAGCCGCAGTCAAATCGGTCGAAGCCGCGGCGGCAGCAGGAACGAAAGCACAGGCGTCGGCCTTCGCAAAAGCCGAGAAAGCTCTGGACGCGTCGCTGAAGCGGCGCGAGCAGCGCGAAATGGCGGCGGTGAACGAGCGCATCGCGCGGGAGAACGCCGTGTTTACCCGCGGACACGCTGCGACCAAAACGCGCTACCAGCAGGAGCTTTCCGACTTCGACGCCCACCTGAAGGCGCTCAAAGCAAAAGAAGTCGCCGCGCAAAAGAAGGTCGGGCCCGCGGTTGCGGCGGTGGCCACCAGCATCAAACAGTTCGAGAAGGGCAAAGCCTCTCAAGTTGCAGCGCAGAGCAAAGCGCACGCGGGGCTCGTTTCCGACAAGATCAAGCACGACAACGAAATGCACGCCGCGCGGCAGCGCGCGGCCAAAGCGGAGCTTTCCGACTTCGACGCCCGCCTGAATGCGCACAAGCAGTTTGCCGCCCACAAGCTGGCCGCCGAGAAGGAAGCCGCCCGCGCGGCCCGCACGGCCGAGAAGGAAGCCTCGCGCGCCGGCAAAGCGTCAAGCCGTGAAAGCAATGCTTTCCGTAGGCAAGTGGGCAGCGGGCTTATGCGTGGTCTCAGTATTGGGGCTGGGATGGCGGGCTTGTCAGGCATGGCTGGCCTTGCCTCAAAGCCGTTCGAAATGGCCTCGGGCATCCTCGGCGGCATGGGCGCAGACTTCAGCTTCGCAGGCGCCGCGGGCCGCGCGATGCAACAGGAGCGCGGAGCCGCAAACCTTTCGAATGCGGGATATGTTGCGTCCGACGCCAACAACAATTCCCGCGTCGCGCCCGCCACACTGCTCAAGGAAGCGCGGGACGCCGCGAACGCGTTCGGGGAGTCCACGGATTCAGCGCTGGACGGCATGACGCGCTTCGTGAAAAAGACAGGCGACCTCGCGACCATTCGACCGATCTTTATGGAACTCGCCGGTCTATCCAAAGCCTACGGTGCGGACCTTGGCGACATGGCAGACGCCGCGGCAGACGTGGCATTGCAGTTGAAGGACGTGGAGGACAAGGGCCCCGCCATCATCTCGATCATGCGGACGATTGCCATGCAGGGCAAATTGGGGGCGGTCGAAATCTCGGACTTGGCCTCCCAACTTGCCAAAGTTGTCGCCGGCAGCAAGATATTTGCCAACGCCGAAGGCAAGGGGACAACGGGGACGATCAAACAGATGACCGGCTTTGCGCAGTTGGCGAGGACGCAGAACGCGAGCCCGCAGCAAGCCGCAACGGCCGTCGGAGCGTTCATCAACGCGTACTCCAAGAACAGCCGTCGCGCGGGGATGGCCAGCATTCTTGGCATTCCGGAGTCGCAACTCCGCGACAAGGATGGCAAGTTCATGGATCCGGTGGTCATGCTCGGCAAGTTGCTCGGCAAGGTGAAAGGGGACTGGACGAAGTTGTCACCGGCCTTCGGCGACGCCAAGTCCATGGCCGTGGTGAAGGGCGCCGCGGGGATGTACACGTCGAAGGTCGAGGCGCTGCGTGCCTCAGGGGAGGCCGCAAAGATGACGCCCGAACAGCTCAACGCTGCCGGTGTACAGGCGTACATCGACGGGATGAATCGCCAGACGCGCGCGATGGAAACGGACGCTGCCCTTAGGGAATCGCTCAACAAAGTAACAAGCGACTCGATGAGCGTGGTGCAGCGATACAACAATAAGATGGACGAACTCGGCGGCAAAATGGGGGCCGCCCTGTTGCCAATGTTGGAGGGCTTGGTGGGGCCCGCCACGAGGCTCGCAATGGCCTTCAATGGGATGGTCGACTTTCTCACCAACGCGGGCTTGCTCGGCAAAGTAAGCAAGGCGACGGAGCTCAACGCCCAAGCACTCGACGCCGAAGTTGCATTACGCAACGCGCGCGACTCGACCACGGCAACCCCTGCCGAGATCATGGCGGCGACGAAGACGGCCGAAAGCGCACGAGCAGCACTCGCGTCGTCGCTGCCATCCCTCGCGTCAAAAGCAAACCCCAATCGGCCGTATGCCAACGCGGCGGAAGGAGCCTACGACTTGCTCGATCGAGCATGGACCGCGATTCAAAACCAACGGAGCGACATGCAAGCTCTTGAAGCTGGTAAGGGCCCTGAGGAAATACGCGGGATGTCGCGCGTTGGCACGTCCAGAAGTGTTGAGACCGCCGTCGCTCAGCAATCTCTCAAATGGTCCGAAGAAGCCCTAAAAGCGCTCACGCAGAGCATCGCTAACGCTGGGCCTGGGATTGCGCGAGCGTTGGAAGACGCAACGAGGCGCGAACTAAGGATGCCGAAGGCGGGCGACGGGACGTCACCCGGGCTCGCTACGCACACGACCGACCACTGAGGGAAAGATGGCGAAACCTCGACAAGTTTTCCCCGCGGCAGCGCACTTCGATAAGTTGCCGCCGTGTGAGTTTGCGGGGCTAAAGTTCCCCGTTCGGGACATCGAGACGATGTCGTCGTGGCGCCATCACCTGCACGAGTATCCGCACGTGTCCGGCGGCCAATTGGAGAAGATCGGCCGCTCGGTCGCTCGTGTGCGACTGACCCCGGTCTTCGACGAAGACATCGACTATGACGACTTAAACGACGGGATCCCCCTGTACCCGGAGTTGTTGGAATCGTTGAATATCCTCTACAACGCGGGCGGCTCGTTCCTTCTGGTGGTTCCGACCATCGGACAGATGACTGCGATGATGACGTCATTGACGCGGAAACAGAGCGCGATGGTACGCAGCGGCGAAGAGGTGAGCATGGAGTTCGTGCAGGACCTCACCGTTGACGCGTCGGGAAGCCGCGCCGTCCAGTGGCCCACCAGTGATGTCCGAAAAAGACAGGTCACTTGGGACGACGAGATCAACGCCTACATCAAGAAGTCGAACACCGAAAAAACGGTACCCGACCAAAACTTGCTGGATCAGATCGCAGGCGCGGTCGAAAGCGTCTTGGCGATCGTCGACAGCGCGGAACTTCTGGGAAACCAGGTGGCCAGCAAGATTCAGCAGGCATCGCAACTGGTGCAGCGGGCGGACAAGAAGCTGTCCTTTCTCACGAACCCAGAAGCGTGGCGTGTCGTGGAAGCGGGCAAGGATCTTTGGTCGAGCCTGGAATCGCTTCGTGCGACGGTGCAGAGGTCCAACCAGGCGCGGAACTACGTCGTGCCGAAACAAATGGCGCTGCCCGAAGTCTCCGCCGCGATCTTCGCCGGCGATGCGGGACGCGGCAGCGAGCTTTTGCAGCAGAATCAGTTTGAGGATTCGCTCGCAATTCCCGCGGGCACCAACATCCGGTACGTGATTCTGTAATGGCCGACCCCCGGAACCCTCGCGCGGATCTCGGTTCACCGTTCGAGCCGGTGAGTCGGTGGTTGGACAGCGCCGTGGAGTACGCGCGCCGCCGCGCGGCGGCGCCCATGAAACCGTTCGCCAAGATTGCGGCGGACGCGCCTGCCCAGGTCGTGGTCGCCGAGAAGGACAAGCACTTCCAGCCGACGGAAGAGCCGTTGTCGCTGGGGTCGTTCGATGATCAGGTGACGCTGGAGATCGATGGCCTGCCGGCGCTGACGGTCGAGAGCTACGACGTGCACACCGCGGTGTTCACTCAGCCCGCGTCATTCGCCTTCGTGATGGGCCACGGCGGCAGAGTCCGCGAGCTGCTCAGCCTTGTGAAGCCCCGCAAGCCATTCGTCTTGCGCATTGGGGGTGTGCTGGTCCAAACGGGACGGATCGACACGATCGGCGCCGGCGGGCAATCGGCCATCGTCAACGTGGCTGGGCGCGACACGTTGCAGGACTTGGCGGATTCCTACACGAACGCCGAGAGATCATTTACTGAAAAAACGCACTTGGCCTTCGTGAATGCGGTCCTGGCGCATGGCAAGTTTGATGCCACGGCGATGTTTACGACAGAGGCGGTACGACGGTCGATGGCGCGGGGCCGTCCGGCGTTGCCAAGTTCCACTACGGTGGAAGAAAAGAGCCTTGGCGCGTCCGCGATACGGATGCGATTAGGTGATAAGTATTTCGACCTCATCAAACGTGTACTCGATCGCGCCGGGTTGTTCCTGTACGCCGCGCCGAGTGGTCGGTACATGATCACGGCGCCGAATGCCGACATCGCGCCGTTGTATCGTTTGGTGCACGCTCCAAACGAAGGCCCAGCGAATGTCCTCGACTTCAGTTTTCGCAATTCGACCGTGGGGCGCGCCAGCGAGTATATTGTCTATGGCAGGGGCGGCGGCAAGAAAGCTCCGACGGTGAAGCACCGCGGGTCGTACGTAGACCCTGAAATGAAAGACTATGGATACAAGCGCGTTCACACGTTCCGGGACTGGCACGTCCAAACGGACGCGCAGGCCGAACTTATGGCCCGGCGGAAGATCGCGGAAAGCCGCCGCCGCGATTGGCAGATGAGCGTTACGGTGGCGGGCCACACCACCACGGAGACAGGCACGAACAATCGAGTGGTTTGGCGTCCTGACACGATGGTCCACTTCGACAGCTATCAGCTCGGGCTGAGCGACACGTGCTACATTGAGGACGTCCGCTACCGGCGAAGCGCCTCAGGGACGACAACTGAGTTACGACTGATGCGTCGAGAGGATCTTGTGTTCGGCTACGACGAGGTTGACACATGAGAGAGTGGGATATTGCGGCTGGAATCAAGGTGAGCTATGCGGACGATGGCGTCCCGCAAGTGCAACCGGATTCGTACGGCGAAGATGAAGCGGGACTGATCCCGTACGAACTGCACCACTTCTCTGGGTTCTTTGGGCTACCTCACGAAGGCGAGCGCGGCACCAATCTGGTGCCGATCTCAAACAAGTGCGGGAAGTTCCTCACTGCATGGTCCAACGACAGAGGTCACGCGTTCCCGTTAGGGGATTCGCGAATGACCGACAAATTGCCGCGCGTCACGAACGGGGGCGCGATGATGTACGGTGGCAAGAAAGCGCTCCCCGCGTTTACCAGCATCGACGGGACCAGCGGAAGCTTTCAAGTTTACGTCCCCTATCAATTCAGCGGGGAGACAGCAGACGCCACGCCATCGAAGGCCATGGCCATCGGGATCAACGTACGCGCCGCGGGCGCAGAAAGCATTGAGATCGTCCACGGCTCCGGCTTGGCCATCACGATGTCTGCTGCCGACTCGGCCATTACGATCAAGAATGCCTCAGGAAGTGCGTTCATTGTCATCAACGATGACGGCGTGACGGTGAACGGCGCGACCATTCTTGGCGCACCGCAGGGCGCCAAGGCTTTGGCGTATGGGGATATTGTCGAGCAACTTGTCAATGGGCTATTGGCCATGATCCAGGCGGGATTTGCCGTAACTTTGCCGCCGACGGTAGCGACGCAAGCCACCGCTCCGCTGGTGGCCCCGTTGCAACTGCTCCTGCAACAGCTCAAGACGAAAGACGTCACGGCCACCTGAATGGGGTGTTCTCTTCCGTCGCTGACGGCGGCGTTCCGTGTGCCGCCCTTGCCGTTCGCGCTGCCGAGCCTGCCGAAGGTGCCATCGCTGCCCGCGTTGCCCGATCCGACGCAGGGGATCCGATTGCCCGGAGGCGGCGGGCTGCCGGGGTTCCCCGCGCTCACCGCGGCGTTCCGCGTGCCGCCGTTGCCGTTCGCGCTGCCAAGCCTGCCGAAGGTGCCGTCGCTGCCCGCGTTGCCCGATCCGACGCAGGGGATCCGATTGCCCGGAGGCGGCGGGCTGCCGGGGTTCCCCGCGCTCACCGCGGCGTTCCGCGTGCCGCCGTTGCCGTTCGCGCTGCCAAGCCTGCCGAAGGTGCCCCCTTTGCCTCAGATTCCAGCGCCACACTGCCCGTTTTCTGATTGACTTGCCGTCGCAATGGGCGCCGGAGACTTCATCGCGGGAGCTGGACCGGCGGGGCACACGACGCCAACCCCCTCGGCACCCGATGGCTCCACGTTGAGATCGGCGAAATTTGACATTCAGACGCGAACCTTTCCGTTGGATGGCAACGGCGAATTGACGCTCGTGCATCCCGTGGATCAAGCCGTCGCGCTGGCGGTCGGGCGCCCGCTTGTCGGAACGCAGTCGACCCCGACCTCGGGGCTGGACGTGGCCCGGCTCCGTCGCGCTTCACGAGCATCAATGCAGCTCACCGTAACTTTGGTGGTCAAAGACGCGCTTCAACAATTGATCAGCGATGGGGACATCGCGTTTCACGGCGCTCCGCTCGCGCCCGATGCAAACGGGCGGCCGTTCTTCTTTGTGGACTACACCAACCTCCGCTTGCCGGCGCCAACGGTGCGCGCGACACGTATCGCGGTGAGGGCCTGATGGCAGAAAAGATTCTGATTCCAAGTCGGGATGAACTGATTCGCAGATACGAGCGCGACTACACACTTCGCAATCCGGGCGCCAAGATTGGCCCGAATACATTGCCCGGAGTGGACGCCCGGGTGCTGGCGGACCACCTCTTGCCGATTTACGCAGAGGCGGCCCTTCTGGGCGGTGGCGCCGACATCGACAACCTCTCCGGGACGGAGCTGGAAGACGAGGCGGCGGATCTGGGGCTCCCACGGCGGCTCCCGGCTGTCGGGGCTTCGGGCGCTGTCGTGGTCACGACGGTCGCCGGCGGCGAGACCATTCTGGCGGGCACGGCCTGCCGGGACGAACAAACGGGTTTCCGCTACGTGGCGCTGCTCACAAATCTCTATGAGACCGGGCAACAGGTGCCGGTCGTTGGCGTGGAACTGGGGCCGGATTCGGACGTGGCCGCGGGAGCAGTGCTCAAGTGGGTGTCCCCACCGCCGGGCTTGGCAGACACGGCCATCGTGGTTGCGCAAGCGGACGGCAGCGGGCTATCCGGGGGCCGCTCGCAAGAACTCGACGACGATCTTCGTCGCCGCATCCGGGCGGAGCGGTCTACGCCAGCCCTCGCCGGCAACAGCGCGGACTACCGCAAGGCGGCCCTGCTCACCCCTGGGATATCGGTCCAGGCCGCGTTCACGTACCCGGCCATCCTCGGCCCGGGGACGATGGGCATGGCGTTCACGATGTTCCCCTCGTCACGGTTTGGCTCGCGCCGCCCGACGGCGCTTGAGATCGCGTTGGTCAGAGCGAACGTGATCGGGAAGATGCCGGCCGACGATGGCCTGTTCATGTTCACGCTTTTAGACGATCCGATCGATATCGATCTGAAAGTGCGATGGAGCCGCACGGCGGCAGGATGGAGCGACATTCTGCCGTGGCCGCTCTACCACGCGACGCAGCCCTACTACGTGACGGTGACCAGCGCGAACGCTCTCACCGCCGCCATTGCGACGGCGCAAGCGACCCCCGTGGCGCCCGGTGCCGGGACCACCCTCGCGTTTTGGGATCAGACGAACGAGACCTTCGTCCGCAAGACTGTCGGGGCCATCACGGCCGGCAACGGAGCGCCGGGCACACCGTGGCTGGTGACGTTCACGACCGCCAACGGCGCTTCCGACGAGGCCTACGTCCCACAGCTCAACGACCGCCCGATGCCGTGGAGCGATTCGCTGGCGGATGTGTTGCAACCCCTGGCGGATGGCTTGCAGTTGGGGCCGAGCGATTTCCTTTTCAGCTTCGACGAGGGGGGGCTTCGTCAACGTCGCGATCCGACAGGGTTCGAGGCGTACCCGTACGAACTCACGGGCCGCGTGCTCGTTGGAATCTACGCCGTAGCGTCGGTCGACGACATCCAAGTCGCGTCGCCTGCGTTGCCCCGCACCGCACCGACGGTGAATGCGTTGGCATCGACCGCCACGCTGACGTCCCTGCGCAAATTGCGAATTTATCCGCTCTGAGGAGGTTCACTTGGTGACATCAACGCTCACGTTTCAGCAAGTACCTCCGAAGCGGCCCGGCGAAGCAGACATCATCAACGGGACCAAAACGAATGTCACGGCAACGGTGCCGCCGCACATGCCCGCGGCGGAGGAGTACATGCAGATCGCCCGGCTGGCCGCCGCCTTCGGGCGCATGATCCCGCTCCTGAGGATCAGCCTCCAATACCTGGCCGGAGTGCCTTCGGTGCACTCGTTCGCGTCGGTGCGAGAAGACATCGTGTTGGGCGACTTCACGGTCACGGACCTTGGCGTCGGTCGCACGAGCATCGTGTGGCCGGCGGGGAAGTTTCCGACCGCGAACTCCCGCCCGATGGTCTCGACCAATCGCGGCGGCGCTGCGGTCGCAGTGCCGGACGTCGTTTTGATCGCGAACGGTGTGGAGGTCTACACCGCCGACAACGCGAACGCTGCCATTGACGCCGACGTCACCGTGTCGGTGTTTTGATGGCCGGCTTCGGCGAGTTTGGCCCGTTCGGGCTGTTGAGTTTTGGCTCAACGGAGACGTCCGCAACGGCGCTTTACGCGTCGATGACAAGCAACCAAGCGGGATCGTTCCTTTTGGACACGCACGTTGCCGCGGGCTTGTACGCGAAAGCGCTGGCGCTGGCCGCCGTCAGAGCCACGCTTCGGCACGGCTTTGACCAACGGCGCCCGCTTCGCTCCGTGGAACTCCTGCCGGCCCTTGAGCGGAAGTTCGGGGTTGTTCCTCTGCCGAGCGACAGTGAGGAAGTTCGGCGACGTGAGGTCGCGTCGCGCAAGCTGATCGGCCGTGGACCGAGGCGTGAGAGCCTCGAAAATGCATTGCGAACGCTGTTGGGGAGCAACTTTGTTGGTCTCCACACTCAGCCAAGCAATCTCACCCCCGGAGTGACAGGGGAGGGGAAAGGCGCATGGGATGCGCCAACATCCATCCCGCGCATGTTCCGAATGACCACGGCGATATCGTCACTTGGAACGCCCGCGAGTTTCGTTTACGAAAACCTCTTCGCGGACGGAGCGCGCATGCGCCCGGGCGAGCGCTACAGCGTGCAGCCAGAAAACCTAGCGAACGCGGAAGCGATCACCGTCGTTTCCGCGGCAACCAGTGGAGCGCTCACGGCCACCGCAATCTTCGCGCGGCCCCATGACATCGGCGCGATTGTTCGCACGCACGCGCCGACATGGATATCGTGGCGTCGAGCGATGCTCGTGGTCCTGACCGCAAGTGCAGCAAGCAATCCGCTGATCCGCCGAAAGGTTGATCAGTTGATGCGCCGCATGGTGCGAGGGACAACCGTCTGGGCGATCGTCGAAGCGTCGAGTCCATCCACCGCAGGCCCGTTTACCGTCGGCGTGTCGCGCATCGGACTTGTACCGATCGGGACGGTAACCTTCTAAAAGGACAAAGCAAAAGATGGCGCACAATTCTCGCACACGAGCCGATTGGCTGACGGGCTCTGTCCCTACCGAGGCCGACTTTGACGACCTCGACGAGAAGACGTTTCGCGCCATCAACGGCGACGATGGTGGCGTTTGGACCCCCGCGGCGGTGCTGACGTTGGGCGGTTCTGGGATTCAAATGGATGCCCCCATCCGAATGGGTGGCACCAGTGGCCAGGGACGGATCATTTCAAACGTCGTCACCCTCAGTGATGCCGCCGACACCGTTCTCGGGACGGCCGCATGGGGCCACATTTACCGTGTCCCGTCGACATTTAGCGTGTCGAGAAACCTGCAACTGACCAACACGGGAGCAACGGCGGGGGACACGTGCACGGTCTACGCGGAACCCGGCTTCGCGTACACGGTGTACGTCAAGGACAACGCGAGCCTGACGATGTTCGAGATCGGCTTTGGCGATGCACAGGAAGGATCCTGGGCAACCTTCGTCTACTTCGGCGGCTGGCGCCTGCACCAAAGCGGCCAAGGGCCGCGAACGCGAACCGCCTTTTTTGGTACACCAGGCGCCGCCAGTTTTGTGGTGCCGCGTGGAGTGACAAAACTGTTCATCGAAGGCAGCGGCGCCGGCGGTGGCGGGGCCGGAGGAATGGGAGGGGACAACGCGATAAACTCCTACGCTCGCGGCGGCGGAGGCGGGGCGGCCGGCTCCTATGGCGGCTCCATTGTTGCGGTCACGCCCTTGGCGACGCTGAGCCTATTCATTGGCACCGGCGGGCCGGGTGGAACGGGAAATTTTGGTGCTGCGCCCACGGCGGCCACACCCGGACAATATTCGGAAGTAACAGGCCTGATAAGGTTTCAGGGCGGCGCGCAGGGTCGGTTTATTACGACGTATGCAGCGGGCGGCGTCGCCGCACGTGGCGGCGATTCTGCACTTATCAATCCAGGTAACGAAGTCTTCGCGGAACAGCACTGCGTATCCGCAGGGCACGGCGGTCGCTCTGGGTCAGGCACCATTTTGGATGGGCGTCATGGAACGACCGGCGGGAATGGCCCAACTTCGATGGGTGGGGATGGGGGGCTCGCGGGGACGGATATTGCGGGACCTTACTATGGGG